TCCATTTATTGTTATAGCATTTTCAACCATATTTGTTGCAATGATTATTTTTCTTTTTTCATTATCTTCAATTGCTAATCTAATTTGTTCTGGAGGTAAAGAACTGTAAAGTGGTAAAAGTAAACATTTATCAGGTATTTTTTCTAATTTATTTTCCTTTAACAATTTAATTAATGATTTAATTTCTGGTTCTCCAGGCATTAATACTAATATATGTTTATCTATTATTTTATTTTTTAATGCACTATAAATAAGCTTAGCCATAGCAATATTTAAATCTCCATTCCTAGAATTATTTAATGGTAAGAAAGATTCTCTATTGAAATAATGATCTTGATTTGTTAATTCAGCAGAAATATCAAAAACTTCCGTTTTAATACCATATAATGTTTCAATCTTAGCAACATCTAAGGTAGCAGAAGATATTAATAATTTTATATTTGCGCCTTTACTTATTTTCCAAAGTAACATATTTAATACAAAATCTGTTTCCCAAGAAATATCATGGGCTTCATCTAACATAATTATTTTTTCAGTAGTATCATTTATATTTTCTAAAAATTTATATTTCCAATATCCAACTGTTTGTACTGTTGCATCATCTGTTTCATCTGTTTTTTTATCACCTCCTCCCATAGCATAACCATATTTTAATGTTTCTTTTTGTTCTTCACCAAGTTTATTTAAATAAGTATACATTTCTTTCACTGATACTCTAAAAGGCATTAATATTTCTCCAATTACTTTTCTTCCTTCTTTCTTGAATTCATTAACAACTTTAGCTATTATACGACAACCAGTTACAGTTTTCCCATAACCTGTAGGCGCATAAACTATTCCTATTTTATTTTCACTGCTCATTAAAAAACTTTCTATTTTTCCAGGAATAGGAGTATCATACATTTTAGGGAGTCCTCCACCAGATTGTAAAAAATTATATTTTTTTAAATCCGCTAAAGGGTGTTCATTTTGTTCAAAAATATAATTTTCTTGTGAGTGAGTTTTATTTAATTTTAAATATTTTGATTTATATTTTAAATATTTTAAATAATAGTTCATATAATATATAATATAAAAAATTGATTTTATTATTATTTCATAAATTTTTTATTAGATTAAATGGAATCAATAGTATATTATAATTTTTATTCTAATAATCACAAATATTCAAATATTTTAGCAGGATTTGATTTAGATTCAACATTAATTAAAACCAAATCTGGAAAAACATTTCCAATAAATAATTCAGATTGGGTTTTATTATATGATTCAATAGGTGAAAAACTTAAAACTTTTAATAAACATACTATTATAATTTTTTCTAATCAGATGGGTATTTCTAAAGGTCATTTGAATGAAACTGATATAATTGAAAAAATTAAAGCTATTCAAAATAAATTAAGTATATCATTTATTTTTATAGCTAGTAAGGAAGATGATATTTTTAGAAAACCAAGAATTGGTATGTATGAATATATTGAAAAAAAATTAAGCATCGAATTTGATAAGAAAAAATCATTTTATGTTGGAGATATGGCAGGCAGATCTAAAGATAAAACAGATAGTGATAGAAAATTTGCATTAAATTTAGGTATTAAATTTTATACTCCAGAAGAATATTTTTTAGATGAAGATGAAGAAGTATATAATTTAGATGGTTATAAATTAGATAATAACCATAAAGGGACTAAAATAGATGTAACTGTCAAGAAGGAATTAGTAATTGTATCTGGTTTACCAGGGTCTGGTAAATCATATCTTGCTAAAAAGTTCATTGATTATAAATTTTTTAGTAGAGATGAATATGGAACTAAATATTTAAAATTAGCTGAAAAATCTATTAAAAATAACGAACCAGTTATAATTGAAGGCTTATTTTCTACTAATGAATCAAGAAATAAAGTATTAGAATTAGTAAAAGGAACAGATTATACTACTAGATTAATTCAAATGGATACAGATGAAGAATTAGCTTATCACTTAAATTTATATAGAAGTTTATTTGAAGGTAAAAATAAAATTCCAAGAATAGTATATTATAAATATAAAAAAAATTATGAAGAACCAATTGTTAATCATTGGACCTGTATTGAATCGTGTCATCCAAAAATTAGTAAGGAACATAATAAATTATATTTATTTTAATGTTTATACATCTGTAGTTGTTTCTGTTTCCATTACACCAGTTTCACCTGAAGCTGCTACAGCAGTAGTAATTAAAAAACGGCTTAATAAAGCAACAATTAAATAGACTATTCCAAATAATACAGTACCCCAAGCAGTATCTATACCAGCTGTTCTAGTTTCATATTTATCAAGAGTTGTTAGAAGAGTTGTATTATATACACCATATACAACTAAACCTAAAATTAAAGAATTTAAAAAGCTTCCTTGACTTACTGCAAAATATTGTAAACCAATTGCCATTAATATATAACACATTGCAGCATAAAGATAAATTATATAACCTGACGGGGGAGTACCTAATTTAGCATATTGTTCTGAATACATTTTTTTATTGACTAATAAAATCATTGGTAAATCAACTAATAATAAAACAAATAAAACTAAACCAAAAATTTTAATTTGATTCATAGCAGAACCACCAATCATTTCTACTATAGCTGTCTTTTCAAGCATACTTAACATTAAGTAATTTTAGAATTAAATTTTAGAATTAAAAATTAAATTAAACATTTTTTAAATTAAATTATTTATTCACTATCACTATCTGATTCGTCTTTTTTATTCTTTGCAGTGAATTTCTTTAATGGCTCAGCAGGAGTAGCTTCGTCATCAGTATCTTCATCAGAGTCATCACTATCAGAACTATCCATATCAGAATTATCTTCGTCTAGATGTTCTTTATTTTTAACAGGTTCTGCTTTAGTAATTGTCTTTTTAAGTTTGGTTGTTTGTTCAAGAATATTTTGACCAGCAGTACCATTTAATGCAGTGAAATATTGATCCATTTTCTTGACTAATTCAACACGTTCGTTTTCTAATTGTTCTGCTATTTTTTTATGGTCTGCTATTTTAGCAGATAATTCAACCCATTGAATTTTCCATTGTTTTACTTGTTCATCATCCTCTATAACTTCTTTCTTTTCAACTTTAACTATTTTTTTTGATTCTTCTTTTAAATCTACTTTTGATTCTACTTTTTTAGTAGTTTTTGATTTATCTTCAACAATTGGGCCAACTATTTTTTTACCTCCTTTCTTACCACCTTTTCCTGTAACTTCATGAGTTGTTTCATCGCCATTTACAACAGCTTTTTCAAGGACTTTGTTACCACCTTTTTTACCAACAGGTTTCTCTTCAACTACTTGTAATTCAATTGTTGGTTTCTCATCAACAATGGGAGCTTTTTTACCACCTTTCTTACCACTTTTTTTAACAGGTTCTTCAACAGGTGCTTCTTCAACAGGTGCTTGTTCAACAAGGGCTTCTTCAATAGGTGCTTCTTCAACAGGTGCTTTTTTACCACCTTTCTTACCACTTTTTTTAACAGGTTCTTCAACAGGCTCTTCTTCAATAGGTGCTTCTTCAATAGGTGCTTCTTCAACAGGTGCTTTTTTACCTTTCTTAGGAACAGGTTTTTCATCAACAGATTTTTCAACTGCTGATTTTTTACCACCTTTCATTACTACAGGTTTATCTTTAGGCTTATCTTTTTCTAGGATTGTATCCTCTTTATTTTTTTTAGAAACGGGCATTATAATAAAGCTTAAACGATTAATTTATAATTTTAACAATTTTTTTATTATAATTATATATAGAATGGTAAAAAGAGTGTATGTAGATGGTGTTTTTGACCTTTTTCATAGAGGTCACTTAGAAAGTTTAAAAAAGGCTAAAAATGTATTAAATGACCTTGATAATACAATTTTAGTGGTTGGAGTAGTTAGTGATAAAGATTGTGAATCTTATAAAAGAGTACCAATAATCAATGAAGAAGATAGAGTTGAGATTATAAAAAATATTAAAGTGGTTGATGAAGTTATATTTCCTTGTCCTTTATTTCCTACTATGGATTTTATTAAAAAGAATAAAATAGATTTAGTTGTTCATGGGTTTTCTAATGAGAAAGATAGATTATTACAAAGAAAATTTTTTGCAGAATTAATTGAAAATAATTATTTTATGGAAATTGAATATTATAATAAAATATCAACAACTGAATTAATTAAAATTTGTGAAACAAGAAAACTGGATTAAAAATCTTATTTTTTATTTTTATTAATTTAAAGCTTTGCTTTAAATTGACATAAACAAACAAAAATAATTAAATTATTGTTATAATGTCCAGTTTAAAAAAATTTCTCACTTTTGACGATGTAGGTTTAATTCCCAAATTTAATAATATTAAATCCCGACTCGCAGTTAATTTACAATCTAAAATTACCAATTCTATATCAACAAAAGTTCCTCTAATCCCAGCAAACATGGATACAGTAATGTGTACCGAATTAGCAAATGTATTAAAAAAAAATGATATGATAGGAATATTCCATCGTTTTACATCTATTGAAAAAAGATTAGAATGGTTAAGAGAATTTCCAAACTATTTTCAATCTTGTGGAATTAGTGATTGGGAAGATACTATAGTTTTATTAAATGGTGGTTGTAAAAATTTTTGTATTGATATTGCACATGGTCACTCAGAAATGGTTTCTGATATGATTAAAAAAATTAAATCTGTAATTCCTGATGCTCAAGTAATTGCTGGTAATGTTTGTACTCCAGAAGGATTTCAATACTTGGTTGATGCAGGGGCTGATGCAATTAAGGCTGGTGTTGGACCAGGCGCTGCGTGTTCGACGCGAATGGTTACAGGAGTTGGTGTTCCTCAATTTTCAGCTATTCAATCAATAAATAAAGTTAGAAATGAATATTATGAAAAAACCAATAAATATATTTCTATTATAGCAGATGGTGGTATCCGTGATTCTAGAGATGTATGTTTAGCATTAGCAGCAGGAGGTGATACTGTTATGATGGGTTCTATTTTTTGTAAAACATTTGAATCAGCGTGTTCTAAAAGTGTTGATGAAAATGGTATAACTATTGGTAAATATAGAGGTCAAGCATCATCTGATTTTCAAAATGAATATTTTGGAAATGTTAAAAAAGGAACTGTTCCTGAAGGAATAAGCTTTACAGTTAAGATTACAAAAAGTACTCAAGATATTATAGACGAATTTAGTGGTGCTCTTCGTTCTTCAATGACATATTTAGGAACTGATAATATAGATGGGTATCATAAAAATGCGGATTTTTTTGAAAGTACAATAAATTACCTTCCTGAATCAAAACCTAGAAAAGAAAATTAAGAAATATTTTTTATATATATATATATATATATATATGAACTTGTGTAAAGTAGGAGAAGGTGTTTATCAAGTAATAGAAGCTTTAACATATCCCAATTCTCAAGAAATAATTCTAGTAGTTATTAAAGATTTTAATGATAATTTGTCAACAGTAAAATTTTCAGAAGTTACTACAGTTACAGATGGCGAAAGAAAAATGTATGAAAAAATATTAAATGATATAAAATCAAGAAAATCTGTACCTATAAGCTCTAAACCTGTTGGCGTATATCCACAAAAACGTTGCAATTTACCAAAAAC